TTATTATTGAAATTAAAAATAGATATAGTGGTTTAAATTCAAATCCTGGTTTTAAGATTCAGCGATGTTACTTAAAAAATGTAGAGACTACATTTAACGAAACTGCAACAGGTCTTTTTTCAGACGGCAATTTTGTTGAGGTAAGTGTGTCATTATCGTTTACCGAAATCGTAACGCTAGACAAACAAAAAGTAAGGGATGGATATTAATGTCTAATTATTTTAAAAAATTCCCGAAGGTACTGTATCTTTTTGGTGATGAAATTACTCCAGTCGCTTTTCAGAATCTTTCAAAATCAAGTAATTATATAAAAAACATATCTGATGAGATTTCTACTTATATTGAATATGAGATAAAAGATTTTGAACGTCCCGATTCTTTGTCGCAACAACTTTACGGTACTAGTGAATATGACTGGACGTTTTTTATGATGAATGATCCTATCATGGAACAAGGTTGGCCTTTGGCTCTTCAAGATTTATATCAGTTAAGCACTACCGAGTTACATAAAGACTGGACGTGTAAAATAGAGTATGAGTATTATACAGCAGACAGTGTAAGTAAATCTATCTCAACAAAATATCCAGTAGGGCAAACGGTCAGCGTTAATGGCAAATCTTTAATTGTGAAAAGTAAAAATATTCAGCTTGGTGAAATTTCTGTGTATTCGCCCAATTATAGTGTAGACAGTGATTTTACTGCTGCAGGAGGACTGATAAGTTATACAGATTCTGACAATGTAGTTATTGAGAATAATTTAGTATCTACTGTAAAAGAATCGTTCGGAACTTATGAGTATCGTAATAGTCAAGGTGATCCTATAGATTATCTCTATTTTCCATTATACAACGAACAAGGTGTAGATACACAAGTAGTAGTAACTCCCAAAATTGCAATTACTAATTTAGACAAACTTATCGAAGATAATGATAAACTGAAAAAAATACGTATCATCAAAAAAGAATTGATCGGAAATGTCGTAGGCAAATACAAGTCGATACTCGGTAATCAATAATGTCTCAGACAACATTTAGTATATTAGAAGCAGTACTTATATCATCCAGATCTGAAGGCAATGATGTTGAAATTGATATCAGAAGCAATCTGGTAGAGTTTCAAATTTTTGAACATCTTGCCAAGCCTTATATAGATGCTACGATTATTTTTGTAGATGATTTTGGAATGAGAGACACCTTATCGATGGCGGGTACTGAAAAGTTTCGTATTACCTTGGGTTCACCAGACGATCTTAACGAACCCACATTCACTAAATTCTTTTTTGTGGGGAAGGTCAATAGTACACGAAAGATGAACGAACGTTCTGAGATCATATCTCTAAATTTAATTGAGGATCATCTTTACATTGATTCTATAAAACAATTAAGTCGTTCGTATACTGCACCCATTGAAGAAATCATCGAGCAAATATGTTCTATTGAATTGGGCAAAACCGTGGTCCGTAGAGACTTTGAGGGTACTGCTCAAGGTGATAGGAAGATCATTATTCCTTATATGAGTCCTCTTCAAGCAGTGAGTTGGATCAAAGATCGTGCTACTACGCGAACGGGTGGTCCAATATATTTGCGTTCAATACTGTGGAGTAATAATTTAATTCTGTCTGATTTTGACAGTTTAATGAAAGTTGATGTTGTTAATAAAAAGTTTCCTCTGCGTTATAGTGATGCAATTTCTAGCGTTGATGCCAAAGACGATTTGAAAAGACCTTATTACAGTGTTATATCCTACAACGAAGCAAATGCTGATAACATGTTATCTCAATATGAAAATGGAAATGTAGGATCTTATTATTCCAATTTAGACGCTGGTACAGGTATTAGTTCTGGTGCACATATTTCGATTCGTGATATAGTCGATGAGTTTTATTCTACCGATCTTATATCATCTGACACTGTACAGACCATATATGATCCTACTTTAAAAATTGGTGATAAACTTTCTGACGAATATAATTCATTAAACATTTTTCAGATAACATCATCTAATACTTACAATCAGTTTTCTAGTTATCATGATGAAGCAGTTATTGTAGATCAAGATAAGAACATCATCGAATCTAAACTGAAAGTTAAAAACAAAATAATAAGATCTATTCTTAAAAAGAATATATTAGACATTGGTATTGAAGGGCGTTTGATATTTTCTGCTAAAATATCGACTGGTAACAGAATTCGTGTTTTGTTTTTGAATTCCGCAGCAGGATCTGAAAACAAAGACGCAATAGAACAGATAGATAAACGTAAGAGTGGCGACTATTTCATTTTAGCGATCAATCATATTTTTAAAGACAACACTCATTTTTCACAATTGCGTCTAACTAAAATAGGCGAATTACCTAGAGATTTCGCAATAGAATGAACGTATTAAGACCTATACAGAAAGATTATTATGGAGATGATAACCGTTGGTTTTTGGGTTATGTGATTAATTCGGCACCTCCTGCTGGACTAGAGGGTCGTGTTAAAATTCGTATCACTGGTGTTCATAATTCCAATACAGGAGAGATTCCTGAAAAGGATTTACCGTGGGCTCAAGTTCTGATTCCTACTACAGAAGGTGGTTCATCTGGTATCGGAAGAATACCACAGTTATCCAAAGGTGCTTTTGTGTTCGGTATTTTTCTTGATGGAATGTCATCGCAAATACCATTAGTGCTTGGATCTTTGCCACACACTGAACTGCCCACATCTATTCAAAAAGAACAACGCGGCTCGTCTGAAAATTCATTCGAATATGATCAAAAACGAATACAAAACGTAGTTATAGCAAAAATTGCAAAGGATGATCTTGCTAATCCTGGTGTTGGTATTAGAAGACAACAATCTATGAAGTTTTTTATTGACAATGGTTATACAATAATTCATGCCGCTGCTATCACTGGTGCTTTAGAAAATATATCTTCATTTGTTACATTTGGTGGAGTGTCTAATACAGGAATTGCTCAATGGTCAATTGATCCTTCTATAGGAAGTCGTTACATTGGATTGTTAAGATTTTCGCAACAATATAGACCTGCTGTAGACTGGAAATTATATTCTACTCAATTACAGTTTGTTCTTTTTGAATTGCGTACTAGATTTAATTTAACCAACTCAAAACTAAACGTAACAAACAACATTAAAGATGCTAGTCAGGTCTTTAATAAATATTATCTTAACAACGCATCTCAGAGTGATCAAATCGCACAAAGAGCATATGACGAGGTCTTAGTATAATGCCAGAAGTAGTTGATCCAAAAACAGGCAAGATCCTTAATGTTTCCCAAAGAAAGGCTAATGATGCCACCGAAACTTTCTCGGAAGAACTGAAAAAAACAGTTAACAAAGCCTCAAGTGCAGTGTCTACAAATAACGTTGATGCTAAAGCGCAAGAAGCAGTAAGTACATTCACTGATGCCAAAGCTTCTATCGGTGGGCAAGTAGCGGGTCAAATCAAAGGTGGGATGGAGAATCTCACTTCAAAGGTTGACGGTTATAAAGATCAACTGTCTGATGCAAAAGATACTGCGGCTGGGCTTCTGAGCGGGGACACTACCTCTCTGAAGAATATGGGCACTGATATGATAAATGGTGCTGTTTCAGGTTTGTTATCTAAACTCGGCACTAAAGTTAAAATCGAATATAGTGATCCTGATCCTGAGACGGGAATTGTAACTCCAATAAAAGCTTCTCTTGAAGCAGATCCTACATCAGGTGCAATCAGTGGGCTTCTGTCTATTATCACAGGTTTGGGCGCTAGTTTAAATCCTGCCGATCTTGCGGCTAACTTTAAAGGCGAACTTCAAAATATTGTTACCGACGTGTCGCCCGAGGGCTTGTTGTCTGCGGGTAAAGATTTGGCTGCCGGTAAGATTGGTGCGTTTACTTCTACGTCGATCAGTGAACTTTCAACAACAGCGTTAAAATCAGTAACAGATGAAATTAGAAGCACCGTGGGTTCTGCGTTAGCTAGTACCGCGAACTTAAATAGAACAATTACGTCTATTAATCCTGCCTTGGTTGATATTACCAATGAAGTCTCCGATGGGATGGGCGGCTTTGTAGTTTCTCCTGATGAAACCTCAGCGGGAGTCACAACTGTCGGCGTAGCTGGCGGTGTCGGATCTATGTTCGAAAAGGACTCAGACAACTTTAATCAGGCTATGAGATATGTAGACAGTGACGCGATTTCTGATATAAGTGGGCGCATAACAAAGGCTAATGAGATCGTTCAAGATCTTGAGGGTGCTAAGACTGATTTGACTACATTGTCAGGCGGCAAAGACGGTGCGACAGTATTAACTGCAACACAGAATGCTACATCTGCTAGGAATGATTACGCCGCAAGTGTTGTAGAATACAAAGGAATGGTTTCAAATAAAATTGCCAAAGGTTCTCAAGTTGGAATGGTGCAAGGTTTAAGTACTGAAACACTAACAACTATCCGACAGAAGATTAAAGAAGTTGCACCAAAAATCTCTAATGAAAATGTAGAACAGGTTATACTATTATCACAAGGCGATGCTGCTGATGAAAGTGCTGCTATTAGAATCCTACAAGACAATAGTGGTTTAACATATCCAGAAATAGTAAGATTTATTAAATCTATTGATACTACAATAGCAAACTCCACAAAATTGCCACCCGACACAGTAATATTTCCGGATCCATATCAGATCGGTACCTATCAACAATATTGGAATAATGGTGAAGGTAATCCTGTCTTTCCTTATATCTCATCTGTTGAAGAACTTCAGGCTGAAATTGGAATTATTAAACGAGAAGTAGATACGGTGATTGTTCATTGGACTGAAACTCATACTAATAAGAACATAGGTTCAGAAGAAATTAATGGATGGCATCTCGCTGCTGGATTAGCTGGTATTGGTTATCATTACGTATGTCGTAGAGATGGTTCTTTACAAAGAGGTCGCCCAGTTAGTTTAGATGGAGAACATACGCCAGGATTTGATATTAATACAATAGCATTTGTTTTTGTTGGTGGTATCAATGCACCAACCGGAACACCTAACGCTGCTAATTTTATATCCGCACAATCTTTGACACGCAGTCAAATAAACACCTTTGATCATTTCTGTAGATCGTTCTATAATGTATATCCGGGCATTAAAATTGTAGGGCATAGTGACGTAGATGAAATCGGTCAGAATGTTGATCCTGGATTTGATGTGCCTGATTATGTATTAACTAGATTTGGAAAAAACAATGACTAATACGATTGACGACCTCTCGGGAAGAAAACGATATCTAAATGAAGGTCAAGAAGATACCGAAGGTGTTACTATAGATGGAATGGTAGATCCTACTGGAGAATATCCTAAGAGAGATTATTTTTTTGGATCTAGTGTTAACAAAGCCGCTGTAGGTTCTAAAGTAAATAATCTAGGATTAGGTGGTAGTGAATTAGGCATAGATTTGGAATTGCCAGATCAAAAACCTTCTGTGTACCCTTTCAATCAAGTACAAGAAACTGAGTCCGGTCATGTCATTGAGATTGATGATACTCCTGGAGGTGAACGCATTCTTATCAAGCATCGGTCTGGTGCTGGTATGGAACTTCGTGCTGACGGTAGTGTTTTGATATCATCTCAGAAACAGACAGTTCAAGTCACGGGCGGTGACGCAACGGTGATAGTAGAAGGTGAAGGCAATCTAATCTACAAGGGTGATGTTAACTTACGTGTTGCGGGCGATTTCAATGTAGATGTAGACGGCAATTATAATCTAGAGGTGGCTGGTGACAAGATAGAGAACATTAAAGGGCGTCACACCAAAGTAGTCAATCGTGATCAGAACTACACTGTCAGAGGGTCACGAGGAGCGATGGTGATCGGTCCTAACTCGGAAACTATGTTAGACACTCATAATGTACTAGCAAAAGGCAACACCAATATTCGCAGTGAGGCTAAAATAGAAGTCACCGCAGGAACAAATTTGGTGACATCTGCGGTTTCAGAGTGGACAAGTGCTGCTGGTACTGCTAACATTACTGCACGACATATCAGTATGATTGGGCACAAAGGCACCATTGGTGGTCCTCTTATTGATTATTACGGAGCAACATACGGTGGTTTGCCGGGTGGTGTAACTAACTTGGCAACTTTCTATGGATGTTTGGTGGGTAAAGCAAGCGAAGCATGGCATAGTGATTATGCGATTTATGCAGCCGGTGCTGGATATGCAAAAGGAGCAGGTGCAGCATTAACAGCAGTCAAAGGTGGAGGTACTACGCCTGGACCACCTCCTGTCGGTGTTCCACCAAAACCTGGTATCATGCCGTTCATTCCAGTACCTCCGAAGGCTCCTCTTCCTAATCCTGCTGTTGTTGAACTTATGTTAGCCACTGGTTCATATGGTGTTAGAAACGTACAGGTGGATCCTAAACTGAAAGAGAAGATCATGAAGTCTGATGAGTATGAGGAGTTGTTCAACTTTGATCCTGATATTCACGAGATTAGATCTAAAATTAGATCACCTAGTAATTTAAACAATGGTAAGTTTACGGGATATCTAGTAAGCGAAGAGTTATTAAACAAAGATTTCTCCAAGACGATACCTAAGAATATTGGTCGTTCAGCGAACAAAGATGGAACGATACGGTTTGGTGTTGAATTGCTTGGTAACAATCCTGTAGATAATAGAAGTAAAAGGTTCAAGGTGAAGAAATGAAGTTATTGATTGATCCAAAATATGATCCCACAGGTAAAGAAGTTACGTCCAAATTGAAACTAGGCCCAGGCATTAGTATGGCAAAGTTTCTAGGCGCTAGAGGATCTAGAACTCAAATCAAAAAGTTATACAATGAAGGATTTAACGGGCCACCTGACCTAGATCAGATAGCAAGAAATCTTGTGCTTCATGCACAAATTATGCAGACTGTGGTAAGCAACCAAGAGTACGCACAACATCGACTGATAGTTTCAGAAGGTATCTACGAACCTAATCCCGCGTTTGATCCTTCGGGCAATTACATCGGTGAAAGACCTGGCGACATTCTTAAATTGAGAAGAACAGGACAAGTGGTTGTATATCAACTAGTGGATCGTGCAGGTAAAACTGATCCAAGAAAAACATTCGATCTCGCGGTATATTGGAAAGATTATATCAACTATGATAAGATAACGTTAGATTACGACACGTTTGATCCAAACGGAGATCTTACATCTCAAATCGTTGTAGAAACACCCGTTGTCCCAGTGACTTTTGAAGTAAGTTATAAATATGATATTGAAACAAAATATAATGGTGTGTTGCAAACTAAGAACGAATTTCTAGAAATCTTACCTGATTAGTATAAATAAAAGAAAAATGGTTTATTAATGGCAATTAATCAAGAAGACGGTAATTTATCATCGAGCCCTCGGGTCACCAAGATCCGACCGTACTCTGATATAGATCTAACCTTTGGTGCTAGAACTGCGACTGATGGAGATGTGTTTAGAAAAACTGATGCGGCTTCTGTAAAACAGGCATTAAAAAATCTACTGTTAACGAACCGTTTTGAAAAGCCTTATCGTCCAGCATACGGTGCTAACTTGTCGGGTCTTTTGTTTGAACTTGCTGATGCTGATACTGGTAATGAAATAGCATCACGAATTAAAAATACGGTTACTCGTTATGAACCACGAGTTAAAATTTTAAAACTAAAAGTAGTTTCTCAACCAGATTACAATAAAATAAAAGTGTTAATAGAATTTCGTGTTGTTAATACTGGAATCATAGATGTATTGCAGTTGGTGTTGGGGGGTGCTGATGTTTGTGATCCGCCGTTCAATCCAGCACCGCCTCAACTAGATTTTACTGGAGATCGTATCTTAAGTGAAAATCTTGATAATCTATTAACCGAAGCAGATGGTTTTATATCATTCGATGATGATGCTGAAATTTATTTAGACATAGCGTTGATAACAGCGTAACAGGAGAAATTAAATGGCAACGGCTATAAAATCTACTGAGTTAGATTTTGACAATATTAAAAATAATCTTAAAACTTTTCTAGCTCAAACGCCTGAATTTGCCGATTATAATTTCGAAGCGTCTGGACTTTCAAGCATTTTGGATGTGTTAGCTTATAATACTCACTACAATTCGTTATTGGCTAATTTCGCATTAAACGAATCTTTTCTTCCAAGTGCACAACTTCGATCTTCTTTGGTAAGTCTTGCGGGATCCTTAGGCTACAGCGTCAGATCTAAAACTGCGTCTTGTGCTATAACCAATTTATATGTTGTCAATCCTTTTATACCAACATCTATGGTTTTGCCTTCTGGATTTAAATTTAGTTCTACGATTAATAATAAATCATATACATTTAAAACACGAGAAACTTTAATCGCAACTAACAATGGTTCTAATCAATATTACTTTCAACTTGGGGAAAATCAAAACATAGCCATTTATGAGGGTATTGAACAACGCAAACTTTTTGTTGCTGGGCCCGCAGGAGAAAACGAATCTTATATTATTCCAACTCAAAATTTGGATCTACAAACTGTTCAGGTTAGAGTTTATGCTGATCCTTCTACTACTTTCTATGATGTGTATACTGAAATTAGTGATGTTGTTAGTATTGGTAAAGACTCCAGAATTTTTGTTGTCAAAGAAACCCCTAATGGTCAATATGAGTTGACATTTGGCAATGGTGCTAGATTAGGAAAGTTTCCATCAGCGGGTAATAAAATTGAAGTTATCTACGATGCTGTTGCTGGACCTAATGCCAATGGAGGAAGAACTTTTATTCCTGTAGATACTGTTACTGATGGAGAAGGTAACAATCTAACATTAAATGTAGTTACTGTCACGGGTTCCATGGCAGGGCAAGAAAAAGAACCTATATCTTCTATTAGAAAAAATGCGCCTTATTTGTATGCGACACAGAATAGAATGGTTACCGCCTCAGATTATAGTTCTTTAGTTCTAAGGAAATTTTCTAATGTAATTAGCGACATTAAATCGTGGGGTGGAGAAGATAACGTTCCTCCTCAATATGGTACTGTGTTCTTATCTATTGTTTTTAATACTGAAAATGCCGATATCATAGAACAAACAAAAAAAGATATTATATCACTCGCAAAAAATCTATCGGTGGCTTCCTTTAGTATCAGCTTCACTGATCCTAATACAACATATTTGGTAGTAGATACCAAGTTTCAATGGAATCCTAATTTAACAAGTTCATCTCAAACAGCAATTGAACAGATTGTCAAAGACACTGTTATCAATTACTTTGATGCACAGTTAGGTGGTTTTGATAAATCATTTAGAAGATCCAATCTTTTAACATTAATTGATGATGCTGATCCTTCTATTCTTTCATCTCGGGCTAATGTTAGAATGCAATATAGATTTATTCCTAGTGTCGGTATTTCAAATTATACGATACAATTTCCTTCTAGTATTGAAACATCTAATACCACTTCACATTCTATTACTAGTGATAGTTTTAATATCTCGGGTAAAGTTGGAACTTTTCGTAATCGATTAGGATCTTCTGTTATAGAAATTATAGATATTAGTACAGGTAAAAATATATCAGATAATGTCGGAGAATATAATGCGTCAACAGGGACAATAACATTAAGTTCTTTTACTGGTTCCCTATTATCGAACAATGCAAATATTAAAATCACTGCTGTTCCCGCAAACGAATCCACAGTTAATGCTTTGCGTAATAACGTTTTAAATTTCGATGCAACAGCATCTACGACAACGGCAATTATTACCGATTCACTATAAACAAAGGATTGAAAGAGAAATAAAATGGCATCATCTACGACAAGAAGTTTTAATAGAACAATGTTAGACCAATTCAAGAAAGATCTTGATAGTGATGGTGTAGAATATTTTATAGGTATTGCAAAGAATACTCCTTTTTCTTTAACATCACCGCTCGATATTAAATCTATTCATTATCAATCCGAGATGCGTCA